GCCATGCGCTTATGTGGTTGCAGTAATCGGTGGTAGTCTACACCACTTATGTTAGGATAACTCGGTATTATTACAAGTATTTTCATTTGCAAATTTTTTAATTTTTTCTTTTACGGACCTTAATGCTGAATAACTAATGCCAGTTATTTTACTAATCTTTCGCATTGATTTATGTTCTGCATACAATAACACTATTCTGTTTTCAAACTCACTACACCCCAACATAAAGTTTTCTATTTTCTTAAAGTCTAAATCGCTGTCATCAATAATTCTTTCGGATTCAGATTCCATAAATTCATCCATTGGAATCTCTTTACTGAATAACTTACCTAACTTGCCATTACGTGAAATAATGTTTTTAGCCACACAATAATACCAGAACTGCAAATAATTTAAAGTGGGTAATCTTTCAGCAGGAATAGTTAATATCTGTTCAATTACTTCTTGGTAAATATCATCTGAATAACTTGCATCTAACTTTCGGCAGGTGTCAAGATATTGTGGGTTATTTAAAACCTCGTTTATTATTTCTATACGTTCCAATTTTTTTACATAAAAAAAAAACCAATAAATTGATGCTTCAAAAATGATACTATTGCTATATAAGTTTTAAACAAATTTTAAACATTAAGTTTAAAAGGTTTGTCCCATGTACCTATTGACATTCCGAAATAATAACCTACATGAAAGTAGTCAGACATTAAATCACTTTTATCAAAATTATTTCTATTTGCAATTTCATACATCATATAAATTAAATCTGCACCTAATTTATTTTCTCTATCTAAAATGTAATAAGGGTTAATATTTTCGTTATCTAATTCAGGATTGTTTCTTATTTCAACTGGTGCTTCCATAATTGCTACATTTAAATAATTACTATCATGCTTAGTTACTGATAACTTCCAACCTTTTTTTGCAGGAAATAAACTTTTCAATTCTTCTCTAATTTCTTTTACTTCTTGTGTGCTAATGTATGCCATAATTTTATTTGTTTTTGTTGTTAATTGTTTGACAAAAGTATAATAACTTTTTTAATAAAAAAATTAATACTAATATATTTTTACAATTATTTTGTAACTAACACATTTTTAAACAACTAAAATTCTTTTAAATTATTTAACATTTTTATTTCACTTTCTAATTGCTTGATTCTTTCGCTAAATATTATTTGGTTTGTTTCAAGTTCCTGCACCTTTTGTCTGTAAATTATACTCTCAAAATAATACTTGCCATATTGTTGTTGGATTAAATAAAGTGTTTTTAAGTGTGCTGTAGCGGTTATTTTTCTTTCTCCTATACTTTGTATTACTTTACTCTCAAAGTCTTCTATAAATGATGTTAAGTGCCATAGATTAATATAATTTGGTTCTCTTTGAGTCATTAGGTTTGTAAACCCACAGTATTCATCCATAATCAATCGTAGCTTTTTATAGTCTTCATTCCGCAGTTCGTTTAACTTATTCTGCTCTTCTTGGAATTGTTTTAGTTCGTTCATTAGAATGGTACTTCTCCTATTAATTTACTTCTATCAATACTTGCAAAACCTATAAAATCACCTTTCTCCCTTAATTCTTTGCCTTGTCCTGCATAACATATTCTGCCCTCAATAGTTTCTCTATATCTTGATTTTTTCCAATCAAATTCCAATTGTTGAAATAATATTTTTGCCCTACCAATTGTATCAGGTTTTACTTTCCAAAAGTATGTATCAATGTTTCCATGATCTCTATCTGGCCAATCAATTGTTATAAGTGTTTTACCATTCCTAAACCATGCAGCACCACCACTTATATCGTGCGCAGTTGGTATTCTTGGTTTCTTTGTGTCTTTATCAAATTCAGTTGACTTTGGATGTGAAATAGTCATAAAATGTTTATGGCTTGATTCTGCTAATTCATTTCTATAACTTAATATAAAATCTAAATACTGATCTTCTCTTCCTGTATAATCGTGATATAGGTTTTTCCAACTATCAATAAAACAAGTATCAATGCCACCACTATTATCTTGGTAATCTACTGTAAAATTCCATAAATCCATTGGAGTTAAAGGTTTTTTTACATCTGATTTTGTAGCTATTAAAAAATGTGTATCAATAAATGCAGTACAACTAATTAATTTAGTATTTGTTATTGAGTTCTGATACCCTCTAAAACTTCTTTTAAAGTGTTTTACAAGCAGTTTTCTTCTTATTTCGTTATAACTACCTATGTCAGGTGCATAAATTAAATGCCTTAAACCTTTTGTTTCTGATTGATGGAATAATAATTCTAATCCGAATTCAGTTTTACCACTGCCTGGGGTTCCTGTTATATCTGTTATGCCATCTTTAGCAAATTGGAATATACCATTTAAACATTCAAACCCTGCATAGTTCATTCCTGCTCCACCTGTTGCATGATAGTCTTCAAATGATTTACTTTTTTTGCTGTAATCTATTATTTTTACATTCATAGTTGGAATCCTTGAGTTTTACAATATGCTAATTTTTCTTGATTAATTTGTTCTTGGGTTTTAGTTGTAGATAATTCAGGTTTTGTATCTCTTGAAATCCAACCACCAATCGCAGCATTTAAACTTTTCATTTTGTTTTTACCAACCATCCAATTTTTAGATTCATAAAAGTAATAAAATGTGTTTGCTGATTTTACTGCATAATTTTCTGTCCAATTAAAAGCAGTTTTAGTTTTAAATAATTCAATGCAATATTCTAAACTTGGTTTTTTAAAATCAAAGTCCTCTATAATATCTTTATCTATTACTTTATCTTTTACTTTATCGGCATCATTCGCATCGTCTTTAATGCTTTCGGATGCGTTCGCATTCTTTCGCTTCTCCCAACCTGCAATCGCAATCTCTTTGTTTTTAATGCTTTTATCTAACCATTTTACATAATCACGTTTTAAGTTTTGCTTAATTGGCTCAAAAACTATTTGAGTAAGTTTGTCTTTTGGTGTAGGGTTAAGGTCATTGATGTAAGCTAAATAATGTTTAAATAATATTCCTGCTTCCTCATCTGACAATTCTTTTACTGTGTGTATTATATCACAATATAAAAGAACTGATTTTTTATTTTCTGCCATAGTAATAAAACGGAAAACCCTCAATTAGGTTGCAGCTAAAAGAGGGTTTATCCTATTTATATTTAACTTTTGGAAAATTAAAATTAGGATTTATTAAATGGCTGCAACCTCATTTAACTCTTGCAAATATAAAACTTTTATTTCAATTCAAAACACAAGTTATAAACAAATTATTTTATTTAAATATTCTTTTATTCTTAAATATCTATCAATTACTGTCTTGTTGTATTCTAATAAATTATCAATTGATTTGATTCCATGAATAATTGTTGTATGGTCTTTGCCAGGCTCAGGTGGTTTGTTTTTTTGTTTAGCCAAATACAACTGGCCAATATCTTTTAAAGTAAATGTTGTGTTTTCTTTTATAAACTTCATGCTCATTTGCCTTGCTTCACATAAGTTTTGAACTCTTGACATTCCTGTTAATTGTTCACATTGTATTCCATATTCATCCGCGCATAGCTTTATTATTATTCGTGCCATTTCGTAATTACTATGAACATCTTTTATTTTACAGAATAACGATACTACTAAGCCAGTGTTCTGTTTTATTTTACATTCTGCTTCAAATATTATTTTTGATATTATTTCTTCCTTTGTCATAATTTATAAGTTTTTAAATTCTAATTCAATTTTATCTAACATATCTAAAACCATTTCTTCAATTTTAGTTACATCAATATTTGCTTTTTTAAATGATTTGTCAGTTTTACGTATAAAGTCTTGATTTGCTTTTGATAGTCTTTGCATTACTGCTACTTCATTTGGTATCATTAGCTTTTTAAGTCCTTCTATGCCATCTAAATAGTTTTGCTGATGCTTTGCTATTATGTATGCCATTACACCCATTTCACTCAAACTCTTTTCCAATTGTTCTCTCATTTGTATTTTTGTTTTATAATTTCTAATTCCTCATCTGTATATGTTTTTATTTTTGTTAAGTAGGCATCAAGTCTTAATTGCTCCATCCACTTTATACCATATTTTAATCGTAATCTATTTGCATATTCAAGATTGTTTCCCTGCAAGAACCGATTGCATTTTTGGCACTGTTTGGCACAATTACGTTCATCAAATATTAAACCTGAATAATTTTCTGCTTTGTAAAAATGACCACCATCGAATCCAATTGCTGTAACTGCTCCACAACTAATACAAGGTTCATTTTTATCTCTTTCCCTGATCCACTTTTGAAATATTACTTTGATTGCATTTACTTTTTTAACGTATGTTTGTTTTTTAGTATCTAAACTTTCTAACTTCTCACGCTTTATTTTAGCATAGTTTGGTTTAACTGGGGTTAGATTACCTTTCTTAATTGCGCATTCAACACATCGCACCTGAATAGTGTTATACTGTTTAAATTCTTGTTTACAGTCTTTGCAAAGTTTTGGTTTTATTTCTTTCATATTTAAAAGGGGTGGCAGTTAATACCACCCCCTTAATTTTAGAATGGTAAGTCAGAACTATTGTGTGCTTTACTTAAACTAATAGCATTGATATTGTGATAATACTTGCCATTAAATTCTCTGCTATCCACACTAAATTCAACTTCTACTTCACCACCTACTTTGTGGTTCTGCAACTGGTCTTGTTTCATCAATGTAAAACAAATTAATTTAGGGTATTTAGGGTCAAGTGTTTCTATTACGAATTCACTTTTATTCCATTCCTTACCTGCTTTTGTTAAGCCTGTTACTACTTCACCTATTTGGGTGATTTTTCCTTTTACTTTGTACATATTATATTATTGGTTGTTTTAAAATTTGAATTAATGTATCTCTTTGCTCACTTGCTTGTGCTACTTCGTGCAGTATTTTTGCTTGAACTTCTAAATCTGCTTTTACTATTTTGTAAAATATACGAACATTTAAAGGTAAGTCTATTTCTATTTTATTGCCATCAAAATCATAATTCGTAGAGGTTAAATATCTTACTAAATAATGGTTATTAACCGCAGGATGTCCTTTCTCTAAATTATGCTTTGATAATGATAGCATTTGCATTTGTGCTTGGTAGAAATATGCTTTAGGTACATTCTGAAACTCTGGCTTACTATCGTTTATCATTATTAACTTTTGTTCAAAGAACTTTTCAGTAGGGCATTTTAAATCAATACTTGCTGCAATTATGTTATCAAAATCATAAATAGCTGCATCAGGAGTTGAACCACAATTATCATTAATTGGAAAGTAAACTGAATCTAAATATACTGCGTTTAATCCTGTTACCTCTATAAACGATTCTAATGCTTCTAATTCGTTAATATTTCCATGTTCGGTGTGTTTACTTGTAAAACTTTTTGCGTAGCCCTTAACACTCTCAATTGCTTTATCCATAATGTATGAATCTCTTGTTGCTCCCTTGCCACCTACAAATAAATTGTGAACGGTTGATGCTGTGAATTTTCCTAATCGTTCGTTACTTAGCATTTAGTAAATCCTCCACTTCTTTAGTTAAGTGATACTTTGCTTTTACCTTGTTAATGTCTCCACCATTTTTTACATAATCTAAAGCATCGTTAAATCCTTGTGTATTCTTTGCCAGTGTAGGTTTGCTATTTGTCACATTTTGGTTGTCTGCATCTGCTTCTGTTTCATCGATTAAGAATAATCCATTTAAAGCATACTTACGAGCATAACTTGATGCAGTTCCTGTTGTTTGTTCTGCACTCATTCCTTTGTGTTCGCTTGTCTCTGCATAACCACTACAACTTAATACCTCATCGCCTATTTTAATAGTGGCTGTGGACTTAATAAATACCTTTGTACCCAGTAATACTATGTCATCACTAATAGTTAGCCTTGCATTGTTATTTGCTAACACTGGCTTTACTGCTTCAAGTATGTCTTCTGCTGACCTGTACTTGTACTTTCCGAAACTGTTGAAGTTTCCTTTTGGAACTTTTAGTTCCCTTTGAATTTTAGTTAAATTTTCCATTGTTTAATTTGTTTTCTTGTTTCTGATAATTGATTTCTGTAAATACTGATTTGTTTATTGAATTTATCGTGTTGCAATATAACCTTTTTTG